ACATTTGTTATGATTCGGATGGCGTTGGTTCATACATTGATGGATTCATCCGGGGCGCGGTGCCGTTCAATGGTGGTGCGTCATGCTATCCGGTGACCGATCCGGCATCGGGGCGGCTGATAAAAGAAAACTATTTGAACCTGAAAACACAATGTTATTACAGGACGGGTGACCGTGTGCAGCGTGGGGAAATGCGGATCAGTCCGGATGTGGCAAACAAAATGTACGATGAATCGCAAACGGTCCGGCAACGGTTCATGTTTGAACGCAAGGCGATCCAGCGGTCAAAATCGGATAAGGATGGTAAATTGCGGATTGTATCGAAGGATGACATGAAAATCAAATTGGGCGGTGATTCACCGGATTTATTAGATATGTTTATGATGCGTGAAGTATTTGAACTAAAACCAAAAACAATATTTGCATATGGGAATAATTGACAAATTATTCGGGCGTAAGAAGCCGAAGCCACAGGTAAAACAGACAATGCCAAACATGACAATGGCGATCAATGCCAGCACGGCGATATTCCCATCATGGCAAACATTGCGGAATGTGGACACGTATTTGACAATTGATGATGTTTATTCTATCATTTCATTGTTGGCCGAAACGGCGGCGCGTTTGCCTATGTATGGCTATGCGGTTGTCGAAGATGAGGCATACAAGCGCTACAAGCGATTTGAACCAAACAGCATACACGGAAGGTACTACCGGCGCAAAGCAATGATGGATTTGCCGGATGATGACAAGTTTTACGATTTCCTTTCGGGGATCAGTTACCAGGATCGGATACAATATTTCAGTTTATTATTCATGAACGGCGAATTGTTCCTGTGGAAAGAACAATTGGAAATGGGGCCGAATGCCGGCAAAATCAATTTGCATGTGCTGAACAGCGAAAATGTACAGGTGATTATTAGCGAATCATTCCCACAGCGTGTTGTCGGTTACAAGTATTGGGATGCCGGGTTTAATGGCACGTTTTCCGCTGATGAAGTGATTCACATAAAATATTTCAACCCATCCATATCAACCGGCCAGCAATGGCGCGGGTTGTCGCCTTTGCAGGTATTGACGCGGCGCATCACACGGTTGAATTCATCAATGGATGCGAGTGTGGCACAGATGCAAAACGGCGGTGTTCCAGGTATTGTGTATGAAAAATCGGACTACGCCATCGAAACATTGGGCCAGCGCAAAAATGATTTCGCGCAATATTTACGGCAATCATCAAATAAAGGGGCGCCATATTTTGCGGCGGGTGAAATGGGTTATTTGGAAATCGGTGCGCCGTTGGCCGATTTGCAAATATTGGAGGCCGCCGGTGTTGATTTTACAAAGTTGTGCAATGCGTACAAAGTGCCGGAAATAGTGCTGAACAACAATGATGCCAGCACATACAACAACATGAACACGGCGTTAAAAATGCTGTACACAAATAGCATTTTGCCGAATGTGTACCTGTTCAGGGATGCGATAAAAAATAGTGTGTTGCCGATGTTCATGGATGGAATCAAACGAACCATCGAGGTTGATATATCCGACATCCCGGCATTGCAGGATGATATGAAAGCGCAGGCCGATGCATTGGCGGCCATGTGGTGGGTGACACCGAATGAAAAACGCGAAATACAAATGTTTGAAGAATTGCCCGATCCGGTGGCAAACCAAATAATTATTGATAGCGGGAAAATGCTGTTGAGTGATTTGGATAGTGATGTGCCGGATGTGGACATGCCCGAATTGACGCCACATGTATGATCGAACAAAGCGCGGAAACGATTGCGAAACAGATACGCAACAGGATTGAATTGTTAATTGTCCAGGCGGTACCGTTGCCGACATGCCCGCGGGCAAAGGCCAAAGCGGAATGGAAACGCGATGAGGTGCGCCGGATATTAAATGAAAAACTAAATGAAGCCAATAATAAAACAAATTGACAAGGCCAACCATTTCATTGTTGGGTATTTGCTGATGGTGTTTGGTATGATTTTTTTTCCTGTGCCGGTGACTTTTACATTGGTGATGTTGATTGGGTTTGTGAAAGAATTGTGGGATGATTGGCAATACGAAAACGGATTTGATGCGATGGATTGGGCGTACACGTGCGCCGGTGCGTTGCCTATGTTTGTAAACTATTTAATATGAGAATAATAAAGATTTTCGGCGGGTTGTTTTGTTTGGTCGGGTTGCCGGTTGTGTTGGCATCCGCATTGAATGGATACGAACATGCGCCGTGGCTGGCTGTTGTGGCCATTATCAGCGCCATTTGTGGCGTGTTGATATTTTGCGGCCGTGATGGGTTCATCCATACGCCAAAATTTATCGGCAATTTGGATTGTGAATACCCGCAAATAAATCAAACGTATGCCATGCTGTTCGTCGCGCTGGTAATCAATTTACTGATCGCAAATCTTTGCGGATAAATGACAACGGCGCAGCAAAATAAATATTGGCGCAATTGGCATCGGTTCCAACAGAAAAACGAAAAGAAGTACGAAGCCAAGTTTAATAAGGCGTTGCAATTGCAGGTCGATGCATACATCCGCACACAGGATTTGATGTCGATACCGTTATTTCCAATTTACGAGGTGATCAATGATTTGTACCGGACCGTTGGCCCATCATGGGTTAAACAGACGTACAAGGGCATGACAAAGGCCGATGGTCGGTTGGGTTTCAATGAACGCATCATTGAGTTGATGCGCCAATATTACGGCATTGATTTGCTTAATGATGCGGAAAAGATAAATGACTATACACGGTCAGTTATTCAAAAGGTATTGGATCGTGCCGCGATTGAGGGATGGTCAATTGATAAAATAGTAAATCAATTACGTACAAACAGCGAATTATCAACCATGCGGGCGCGGCGTATTGCCCGGACCGAAACGGTAACGGCAGCCAATCAGGCGGCCATGTTATATGCCAGCGAATCGGGTTTTGAAATGGAAAAGGTGTGGATCGCGGTGAAAGACAAGCGGACGCGGCACAATCATAAAACCATTGATGGCACACAATTGGATATTGGTGAACCGTTTCCATTGGCGGGCGGTACGGTATTGATGCAACAACCCGGCGCACGGACACAGGAAAATGGTTTGGCATCGCCGGCATCGGAGGTTGTGAATTGCCGGTGTGTGGTGGCATTCCAGGCAAAGCGTGACGCCAACGGCCGATTGATCATGACAAGATAAAAAATAATAAAATACATTTGAACCGTGGGAAAACTAATCGAATACAAAAATGATGGCATCGGCGCAATGATTGCCGATGTAGACACCAAACAGGGAATTGTCACCGGGTATTTTTCCCGGTTCAACAATGTTGATTCCGATGGCGATATCATGAAGCCTGGCGCATTCAAAAAGACAATCCGCGAACAGGGGCCGAACAGCGCACAGCCGCGCATCAAACACCTGATGAACCATGATCCGGCGCAGCCATTGGGGAAATTGCTGATGTTGGATGAGGACCAAACCGGATTGAAGTATGAAAGCCAAATCGGAACGCACACATTAGGGCGCGATTTCCTGAAAATGGTTGACAGCGGGTTGATCACTGAACATTCAATTGGGTTCCGGATTATCAAGCGCAACCAGGTACAGCCATACGAAAACTACATAAAGAACCCAGCAATGGGCCATTATGAAATTAGTGAGGTAAAACTATTTGAAGGGTCATCGCTGACTGCATGGGGCGCCAATCCACTAACACCGATCACATCGCTAAAATCAGCGGACAACGTGGATATGATTGCGGCCCGGCAAAAGGCGATTGAGAAGTTTTGCCGAAATAGTGACGCATCCGATGAAACATTGGAAATGTTACTTTTGCATAGTAAGCAATTAGCACAATTCATTTGTGATTTGCAACAGGATCCCATTGTGCCGGAAGTTAAGGCCACACAACCGGGTGTTGAAATTGCCGATGCGATTCGTGAATTTACAAATAATCTAAAAAAGTAAAGCCGTGGAAAAAAATGAACTTATGACGGAATTGGAGGGCCTGAAATCAGCATTGGAGGCATCCGTATCCGAGAAAGCAAACACAGCGATTGCCGATCAAGTTAAAGCCATCAACGAAAACGTGGCCGCACAGATCGAAGCGCTGAAAGGCGAAAACAACGCCGATCAAGTGAAGGCAATGGCCGATGAACTTACCGAAATCAAATCACAGTACAACATCCTTGTAAAGGATTTTGATGTGCTGCAAACAAGAGTCAAAACACAAAAAAATTCAACCGTGGAAAACAAAAAATCATTCACGCAAGTATTTGCGGAAGGTTTGGAGGCCAACTTTGACGCCATCCAAAATGTAAAGAAAGGCAAGCCATTCCGCATGGAATTGAAAGCCGTTGGCAACATGACATTGACCAACAACCTAACCGGTGATGGTACAGCATCATACGCCGCTAATCAGGCCCTGTTGCCATCACAGAAAATCAACATGCGTGACCTGATCCCAACAGCGGTTTCACCTACCGGTTTGTATGTTCAATACCGTGAAACAGGCAGCGAGGGTTCAATCAGCAAACAAACTGAAGGATCACTCAAAACACAAATCGACTACGATTTCACCGAGGTGAAAGTTGTTGAATCTTACATCGCTGGTTTTGCGCGTTTCTCAAAGCAAATGACAAAGCAACTCCCATATATGGAAAGCGTGTTGCCACGTTTGTTGTTGCGTGATTTCTACAAAGCCGAGAATGCCGCGTTTTGGACCGCTGTAACAACAGCCGCCACCGGTTCAACTACAACAGCCGAAACTGATGACGTTAAAGCCATCATCGATTACATCGCCAACACACAGGCCGCTAACTACAATGCATCATTTGCAATTGTACACCCAAGCCAAATGGCCCGCCTGAATAAGCTTTTGTACACCAACGGTTACTATCAGGGATCCGGTGGTGTTGTTAGCCAGCCAAACGGCGGCATCACCATCAACGGAACGCCAATTGTTCCTGCATCATGGGCGGCCGATGATAAAGTGCTGATTATCGATAGCGACTACCTGGAAAGAGTTGAAACAGAAGCCATCACCATCGAATTCAGCATGGATGATAGCGACAACTTCCAGCGTAACTTGATCACAGCGCGCATTGAGTGCCTGGAAGAGGTGAACCTGATGATGCCAGCATCCGCAATCTTTGCTGATTTGGGCAACGTAGCGTAAAAGGTTTCATAGTTGGTAAATAAAAAGGCCCTGCCCACACCGGTGGGGCCTTATTAAATTAATAACATGTACGGAGTACAATACAACAGCATTTTGGATGTTCAGTTCAATGATGACGTGATCAATGAACCGGTGACATTGTCGGAGGCCAAAGATTTTTGTAAAATCGACATATCGAATGATGATGTGCTGATTGAAAGCATTATCACGGCGGCCCGGCAAATGTGCGAGGCATACACCGGCATCGGGTTTGTTGAACATAATATTTTGGTAAATGTCAACAATTCAAACGGCGATATCTATTTGCCGTATTGCCCGCTGGTTGAGGTGATCGAGGTAACCGATGAAAATGATGTGGTGTTGGAGGCGGCAACCGGTTACAAGTTACGCGGCAATGATTTTGTGCGTTTGGAATGGCCAACGGAAAACAACATAACCATTGAATATGTAGCCGGATATGGCGAATTGCCGGAGGTGTTGCGGTTAGGTTTACTGAATGCCATATACTATTTGTACGATAACCGGTCAATTGAGGTTGATGATATTGGCCCAATTGCCAAAATGATATTAAAACCACATAGGCGTGTATAAACTGAATAGGCGGGTGACGGTGCGCCGATATGAGGCCACACAAAACGAAATAGGCGGTTTGGTTGCGGTTCAAACCGGTGCATGGTCCAAATGGGCCGAGGTGCAAGATAGAACCGGCAACGTAAGCCGATCCAGCGATCAGGACCAATGGCAATATGACCATGTGGTCGTGATGCGTTATGAACCGACCAGGCAAACACGGTCAAATGATGTGATATTTTATGAGAATGTGCCAATGCGGATCAACAGCATACAGATCCGGAACGAGGGCGCCAAATCATGGGAGTACATCCAATGTAGCAAAATCGATGAAAATATAAACAATGATGCACCAATGGACACGGATACAATAAAAGTATACAATTATGTGGGCGATGGTTCCACAAATACGTTTTCCGATGCATTATTGGAGGGGAAACAGGCGTTTGGCATTTTCAAGGATGGCATCCAATACGTGATCATCACGTCCGGAACGCCGACCGGCAAACAAGCGTTGTTTGATTCCGCTGCTGGATCTGTTGAGTTTGAATACACAATCGAATCGGGCGAAGTTGTCACAATCATGTACTACTAATGGGTTTCAAAGTACCATACGAATATTTGCCCAATTTGGGCGGTTTACAGGCCAATGACATTGTCCCTGTGTTGCGCGATCCGGTAAATGAGGGCAGCGCGACCATGTTGGATGTGCGGGATTATGTCAAGCCATACAAAGTATTTGCGGCATTGCTGAACCAAACCGGAACGGCGGCGCCGGTCATAAATGAATATGAAAACACGTTAGGCGCGGTTATTACGTCAACCTATGTGGCAACAAAGGAATATCAGTTGAATGCGGATGTGGCGTGTTTTAACGATGCCGATTCAACATGGGTGATGATTGGCACAAACAGCAATCAAAAGGTATTTGGTCAGGAATGGATTGATGATCAAACAATAAAAATAACGGCGGATGCCGATGGCGATTTGTTCAATGTGGCCATTGAAATACGTGTCTATAACTACGCACCATGATAAAATTGGATGTTATTGGGTTTCCTAAATTGGAACAGAAGTTGCGCACAATGCCCTCCAGCGTGCGGAAGGAAGTAAACATGGAATTTCGGGCATGGGCGGATGATGTTGCAAGGGATGCAAAGTCTAATTTGCAAGGCCGCACATCAAACACAGGCAAACTGGCCGGATCTATAAATCCGGAATATGGTGATAATTATGTGGCGGTGACCGTTTCATCCAATTATGCTGCATATATAGAATTTGGAACGCGAAAATTCGCATCCGAATATGTTGGAAGTTTGCCCAATAATTGGAAACAAATGGCCAGCGCTGCAAAAGGTAGTGCAAAAAATGGAGATTATTATGATTTTTTGAATGCAATTTTGGATTGGGTGGAACAAAAAGGCATTACGGCAAGGTATTCAATTAAAACTAAAAAAAGGCTAAAAACATCCAAAAGCGATCAAAACAGATTAGTTGAAGCCGCGGAAGCAATTGCTTTTAGCATTTTAAGAAATGGTATACGGCCGCAGCCGTATTTATATCCGGCGGTCATAAAAAACACAATTGCATTGCGTAAACGATTGAAAAAAATACTACGTTGAAAGATACCAACAACCCATTATTTAAAGCATATTTCAACGCCATTTCGGCGCTGGACATACCATGTTATGAAGGCGAGGAACCCGATGATGTCAAACACAATATTTATGTGGTGATTTCCGATCCGGTTGGCAGCGACACATCCACATCAAATTCATTCGATCAGCAAAAAACCATCCAGGTGGCTGTACATTCCTGGTCCTACAAATACGCATCATCCAGCGGATTGAACAACACCGTTGATTCGATATTACAGGCCATTTTGCCGACACCCAACAGCGTGTTGGATTTGTCGGCCGACAATTTGCAAATGATGAATTTAACATTGGATGCCGACCGAACCGAAAGATATGGCGAATTGGCGTCAAAAAATTATATTAGCCGGTTTCTTATTTTCAAACAGGATATTTTTGTACTTTCATAAATAAAACCCAAAAAATAAAATAAAATGGCAGAACACAAAGTTGCGGGCGGGACAATGTTATTGTTCATCGATCCCACAGGCGGAACCGATTATGACATGGTTGTATGTTTGACATCCGTAGGCAAATCCGATTCAATTTCAGTTGTTGACGCATCCAGCGCATGCGGCCCGGACAAATCACCCGGCACATTGGAATTATCGTACACATTTGAAGGTCAACACCTACAAGATCCAACAACCGGAAAAATCAGCGGTACATCATTGCGTCAATTGTTGCGTGATAAACAAACAATCGGATGGCAAATTGCACCGGAATCACCTGTGACCGGTGATGAAATCGAAAGCGGTACAGGCTATCTGTCCGAACTTTCCAGCACATACGCGTTTGATTCCGTTGGCACATTTACCGGAACCATTCAGCCATATGGCGAACCATCGTTGACAATTCAAGCATAATAAACCAATAAAATGCCGGGTGTTTATGCATTCGGCATTTTCTAAACTAAACACAAATGAGTTACATACAAATTGACATTGGCGGAAAAACGAGAGGATTAAAATTCAATCAGTTGGCCATTGAATTGATGGCGCAATACAACGACAATCAAACGGCTACATCCGTAATATACGCGATGTTTTACGCTGGATTGCGTGGGAATGACTATGTGAAGCGGATTGAATCGGATTATACGTTTGAGGAAGTGTGCGAATGGGTTGATACGATGGACAACAGACAAAACAATATCAATTCCGTTGCCGTGGCGCTGAATGAATCGCAATCGTGGAAAACGCTGGTAAATGAAGGAAAGCAATTGACGGAAGCAAATGCCGATGATACAGACAAAAAAAAAGTGTAAAGGAATGGGCATTTGAAAATCTGAAATTCGCATTGGGGCATTTGGGTTGGACACCATATGAATACTACACATCATTACCAGGCGAATTTTATGCGGCATGTTTAGGACATCAGGAAAAGGAACTAAGGGCGGCCAAATTGTTAAGATTTGCCGCCTTTCGTATTTCTGAAGCGATGGCAGGCAGCAAGGCGATTGGACCAATTGAACGGTTTTGGCCGATGGATGGTGATAAAAAACAAAAAAAGGCAATTGAAATGACGCCGGAACGCGTTAAAGCAATATTTGAACGACATAAAATAAAAACCAAATAATGGCGGAAGAATTAAAGGTTGTAGTATCGGCGGACACATCGCAATTGACAGCCGGCGTAAATAAGGCGGCGCAATCATTGGCAACATTGCGCCAATCATCGGCACAGGCCGGAACGGCGGTTGGCAATATGTCGCGCGTTGTCCAGGATGCGCCGTTTGGGTTCATGGCGATTTCAAACAACTTGCAACCATTGTTTGATGATTTCACACGGTTAAGAAATGAAACCGGAAGTGTGGGCGGGGCCATGCGTGCATTGGGTGGCACGTTGATGGGGCCGGCTGGCATTGGTTTCGCGTTTGCTGCAATCACATCGGTGATCACCATTTTCACGATGAACATGGGCAAAGCGAAAAAAGAAACCGAGGACATGGAAAAGGATGCAAAAGCATTTGCCGATTCCATGAATAACGCCAAGACATCAGCAACGGCAACGGCTGTTCAATTACAGGCATATATTGACATTGCCCGAAATGGTCAATTACCATTGGAACAACGTAATGAGGCATTAAAAAATGCAAACAAATTATTTGGTGAGCATGGCGAAAAATTGACATTGGTAAATATAAACAGCGAGAAAACAACAGCCCAAATCAATTTGATGACAAAAGCGTTAATGGCTGAAGCTGTTGCCGCACAATATGCAAATCGAATTGCTGAATTAACGGTCAAAAATTCAATATTAACCGCACAGGCCCAAAAGGATCAACAAAATATTACAAAAGAATCAAACAAAATAGTTGCCCAAGGTAAAACTGGATTTTTTGGGATGGGCAAAGAGGTGAAATTCTTGATTGGTAGTATGTTAGGTGCCAGCGGGGCATCATCTGTTTTCACTGATGACCTACAAAGCGCAAACAATGCATTGAGTTCAACCAATCAGCAAATTGCATTAAATACACAGGAAATTAATACGCTGACATTAGCATTAGATAATTCCACTAAACAGGCAACGGCAGCCTATGGAACATTAGGAACAAAATCAGATGAAACCACAAAAAAACTAAAAAAGAACAAAGAAAAGGACATTGAAACCGTTGATGAATTTTATGCCAAATACAAAGAAAATATTGCCGATTTGGCGCGAGTTGAGGCGGCTACATCCGAATCAAAGTTGCCGGAAAAACTAAAAACAACCGTTAGCGCGCTGGAAGGGATTATTTCACAATTCAATTTGGATCCTGATAACAAATTTGTCATTGCTATCAAATCCGATTTGTTCCGTTTGCAATTACAGGAAACATTCAGCAAACCATTGAAACTACCGCCAATTCAAATGGCGTTGGCTGTTGATCCAAAAAAGTTCACGCCGATTTTATCGGATACATACAAAAAGGCCACAAAGGTATTACAAAAGGAAAACGAAGGATTGCAAAAACAAATGCAAGCCAATGCCGATTCGATAAATAACATATTAAAAGGCACGTTTGAAGGTATTGCGTCAAGTGTGGCGGAAGGGTTTGCCAATTTAATGATGGGCGGAAATGTAGCCGATTTTTTTAAGGGTATATTTGGAACCATTGCGGAAGGGATGATACAATTGGGTAAACAATTTATACAAATGGCCATCCAAATATCAATTGTAAAAAAGTTCCTATTAAAAAACCCAGCATTGGCGATTGCCGGCGGTGTAGCGTTGATTGCCATTGGTAGCGTGTTAAAATCATTGATGGGCAAAAAATCAGCATTCGCAACCGGTACAACATTCGCGCCGGGCGGGCTGGCATTGGTCGGTGAACGCGGGCCGGAATTGATTGGATTGCCGCGTGGATCACAGGTGATCCCGGCAACACAAACGGCCAACATGATGGGGGCAATGGAATCCGTGCAGGTATATGGAGTTTTGCGCGGTCAAGACATATATTTCAGCAACAAAAAATACGGTCAAACCTATAATAGAACAGCATAATGCCATACTTTGAAACATACACGGCGCAATTTCAATCGAACCAATCAACGGTTCAATATTACACATTGCGCATATATTCAACGGTAAGCCCGCCAAGCGTTGGGACCATATTGCTGGCCGGAACACCGGTTGTCCAGGAATGGCAAGAAGATGACGCATTTGCGCCGATTCGCGGCTGTACTTTGAAAATAAACATCATCGCCAATCACGGCAACCCTAATTACACAGAGGTTAAATTGAGCGATTTTTACAGCGAAAATGACAATGAATTTTATGTCACGTTGGAAGATGATTTAACCGATGAATTGTTGTTTGCCGGCTATGTTTTACAGGATGATTGCAGCGAAATACAGGTTGATTTTGCGCATGAAATACAATTAACGGCAACCGATAATTTGGCCACATTAAAGGAAATTCGATTGGATCAGGCGGTGATTGATGAGGCCATACCAAAAACGCTGTATGGCAATTTCAATTCATACATCAGCAACGGCAAAAACTACATCACATTTACCGGTTCGGATTTGATCATGACAACCGGCCAAACGTTTGATATTAGTTTAACGGCATCCGCATTGAATGGTACGTGGACCGTTGTCGATCAAACATGGACAAACACACCCATTTCACAAAACACCATTGTGGTGGCGGAGGGGGTGCCAACGGTCATTGCCGTGGCCGGAAATTTAGATTATGATTACCGGATGCCATTGCGCGGATATGTGACATTGCGTGAATTGTTCAGGAATTGCATATTGGCAACCAATTTGGATTTGGTACACACAAATGTGTTGGCAAATATTTATCCAACAACCGGCACAAACGGTATTTGGTTTGATGATACATATGTCAATGTGCTGACATTCAAAAATGATTCAACATGGGACACATGCCATGATATATTGGAAAAAATAATGGCACGGTTTCGGTCAACATTGTTCCAGGCACATGGTCAATGGTGGGTTGTTCGTTGGGGCGAATTGTGGCGGTGGGCCGATGGTAACGGTATGTCATTCAGCGGCTGGCAATATCCGGCGGCATTGGATACCATTGGCGTGGCGATCACATTTAGCACGTACAACACATCATTCAATGCCGGTGAAATACAAACCGGATGGATGCGATCAATAGTAAGGCCGTACAAATACGTACAGGAAACGATGCAATACAATCAGGTGGC